CGCATAAACAAAGCCGACTTCCTTACTGTGAATATAGAATTCAGCGACAAAACAAATACACAATTCCGTTAATATGTACGAACTATTTATAGAAGGGCAGAAGGCGGATATTAACGATCAGATAAGCGTACAGCTTACATTCGCAATCGATGACATCAATAGCTTTGCGAGTAGGGAGACATCATTCAGTAAGCAGATAGTACTTCCAGGCACCGCTGCCAATCATTCTATTTTTGGGCATATTTATGAAATGGGCAGTCGCAACCCTGTTTCACCTGGTCAGCCTAACATCGGTGCTGCTTTTAATGTAGCACAAACAAGCAGGGCGGAGTTAAGGTTAAATGGTTTATTGGTTTTGCGTGGTGTATTCAGACTGACAGGCATAATCAAAGAAGGCGAGATGTTAGAATACGAAGGTGCTTTGTTTGGTGAGCTTTCGGGGTTAATGGCAGAGATCAGTAATAAGAAATTAGAAGATCTAGATTTTAGTGCATACGATCACGCTTATACACACGAAAACATATCTGCAAGTTGGGATAACACACCTGGCAGCGGTTACTTTTATCCGTTAATAGATTACGGCTTATATCGTGAAACAGATATAGTAGCTAATCAAGGTGATTACAATGTAGGTACTTTGCGCCCTGCATTTTACGTGAAGGAATATATTGATAAAATATTTCAGGCGGCTGGTTATACTTACACGTCAACATTTTTAAATACAAGTTATTTCAAGTCTTTAATCATTCCGCACAATGCGAAAGAGTTAACGAATAACGATCCTATTGCATTAGATAGGAACGCAGATGAGAATCAGACGTTTACAGGTCGCACTTATACAATACCTTTTGTTTTTGGTGATTTAGGAGTTTTTACTACATCAGATAGTAAAACTTTCACTTTAGGAGGATCGACAGGTATCAATGCAAATATAACTGTTGAAATAAATGTAGAGAGTTATGATGGCTTTACAAATGATGCAAGGATTCAAATAAGAAAAGGAAGCACGACTATTAAAGAAATAACATTCGGAGCAATAGGTACTCATACGCTTAATATTGAGAATGTAGGTTTATCTGTTGGCGATACTATTTCAGTAAGGTTTGCGGACCTTACAATAGGTGCTGATATGTATTATACTGGCAATATAACTATTTTGACTACAACTCGCATACCTGTACTTGCTCAATATAGTTCACAACTTTACGTAAACGATAGCATACCTAAAGGTATATTCCAAAAGGACTTTTTAGCGTCTGTTATTAAGATGTTTAACCTTTACGTTTATGAAGATAAAGAGAATGAGAAGACGCTTAACATTGTGCCTTACATTGATTACATGAGCGGTTCTGATATTGATTGGACTTACAAGGTGGCAAGGGATAAAAGCTGGCAGATCGTACCTATGGGCAACTTAAATGCAAGAATATTTGAATACAAGTACAAAGATGATTCAGATTTTTATAACGAAGGTTATAGAAAAAAATTTAATATAAGTTATGGTTCTATTCAGTTCGATACTGGTTTTCAGTTCTCAAACGACAAACAAACAACAGAGATAATATTTGCAGGTTCACCATTGGTTAAATATGAAAACAATGATAAATATGTAGTTCCTATTTACAAAAAGTCAAATGAGTTAGCAGCGGAAGACAGGATGGATTCAAACATAAGGATCTTATTTAGCAAAAAGCTTAGTGCAAATAGTTGGAATATAAAAACGTCATTAGGAGATTATGCCAAAACTGCATACGGATATGCAGGTCATTTAGACGATCCGATTAATCCTAATCAGGATCTTAACTATGGCGCACCTAGTGAGGTTTACTTTTCAACTACTAACTATCCTTCAGGTAATTTATTTAACAGGTACTGGAGTGAATACATCGGTGAGATAGCAGACAAGGATAGCAAGATACTTAAATGCTTTGTATATCTGAAGCCTATTGACATCGCACAGCTTGACTTTGCAAAGCCGATCTTTATCGATGGGGTGCTGTTTCGATTAAATAAAATTTCAGATTACGATTATACTAACAATGAATTAGTTCAGGTGGAACTTATAAAATATTTTAACTATGGCTAATACGGTTATCGGTGCAAGTGTAGATATAGAATTTAAGTCGATAAAGGATTTAAAAACAGCTTTATCAGAAACTGAAAAGCAGTTTCAGGATATGGTCGACACCTTTGGCGAAGGTAGTGAACAGGCTCAGGTAGCGCAAAAGAAACTTCTGTCATTACAAGATGGCATTAATCAAAAGACAGAAGAGTACAATAACAAGGTAGATGCTGCGGCTGCAACTGTATCCGCTTTGAATGCAACGGTTGGCGGTCTGCAGGGTGCATTAGAATTGACAGGACTTGCATCTGAAGAAACAGAGAAAGCACTTGCAAAGGTAACGGCTGCATTGTCAGTAGGTGATGCGATACAGAATCTGACTGAGTTCGGGCCTATGATCAAAACAACATTTGACACGATAAAGACATCAGGTGTTGCAGCATTTCAAGCTTTAAAAGGTGCTATAGGTGCGACTGGTATCGGTTTACTTGTCATCGCATTGGGTACGATTGTCGCATATTGGGATGATATTAAAGGTGCGGTTAGCGGTGTAAGTGATGAACAAGAGAGATTGAATAAACAGTCAAAAGACAATTTAGAGACACAGAAAGGAAAGTTAGATGCAATCGGTAAGCAAGAGAATATTTTAAAGCTGCAAGGTAAGAGTGAGAAGGATATTTTAAAGCTTAAGCTTGATCAAACCAATCAAGCAATAAAGGCTGCTGAAATAAATATTAAGAATAGCATAGCTACTCAGAAGGCTCAGATTGCAGCGGCTCAAAGGAATAAAGATATTCTACAAGGTATAATAGCATTTGTTACAGCACCTATATCTGCATTGTTAAAAGGTATTGATTTAATTGGGCAGGCTGTAGGCAAAAACTTTGATCTTTATAATAAGTTTACAGGCGGTCTGGCTTCATTGGTATTTGATCCTGAGCAAACAAAAGCTGATGGCGATGCTGATATAAAAGCGCAACAAGATGCTTTATTAGAATTGAAAAACCAGGCTGCAGGATATCAAATACAGATAAATGATATCAATAAAAAAGGCAACGAGAAAAAGACCGCTGATAATAAAAAGACAAATGATCAGATCAAAAAGGATAATGAAGCGGCTATAGCAGCACAGAAGAAAGCACAAGAGGATTTATACAGATCGAATCTAAGCAGCCGCGAAAGGGATTTATATGATTTAAAAACTAAATACGAGCAAGAAAAGGCGGTCATTGAAAAAGGTAAAAAGGATGCGTCTGCATTAACTGAAATATACAACAAGGATGTAGCAGCTATAAATAAGAAGTATGATGATTTAAACGAGAAGGCAAGGCAAGAATATCTCAAAAGGATAAATGAACTGATCAGCAAAAACCAAGAGGAGCAGTCGATATCAGAACAAGATAAAGCGAGACAAGCTATAATCGATAAGTATGCAAAGGAGCGTGAAGAAACGCTGAAGCAATATCCTAACAATTTGCAGCTTCTTATACTGCTCAGGAAAAACGAACAAGCTGAACTTGATAAAGTCGATAAGGATTTTGCTTTAAAGAAAGCGGAAGAGGATGCAGCTAAATTACTAACCGAAAGTGCAGATCAAGATTTATCATTTGATGAAAGGTTAGCAAAGATAGATGAAAGGCAGAAGCTTGAAAGTCAACTTGTATTTAAAAGTGAAGAGGAAAGAACTGCATTTCAAAAGGCAAATAGTGAAGCAAGAAAGAAGATAGCTGAAGAGGAAAGGCATGCGGTTATGGAATCAATCGATGCGGTAGCTCAGACATTAGCTAATGCATCAGATTTAGTAGGAAGAAATACTGCGGTAGGCAAAGCAATGGCAATCGCTTCTGCAACTATATCGATGCTTTCATCAGCACAAAAAGCATATGAATCATCTATAGGTATTCCATTTGTAGGGCCTGTGTTAGCACCTATTAATGCAGCATTGGCTATTGCTGCGGGTATTAAAAATATTAGAGAAATAGCAAAGGTAAAAATACCTGGACAAGGCGGAGGCGGTCAAGCACCTACTCCTCCTTCTGCTATGCAAACAGCCGCACCAATGGCACCGGCACTTTCTCCCGCCGTACAAGGACAAGCTTTAAACGCTCAAGCAATTAACAACTTAGGTAATAACGCGATGCGTGCCTATGTATTAAATTCAGACATTCAAAATAACGATCAAAGAAACGCATACTTGCAGCGTAATGCAAGGATAGGATAACATGGAAAATTTACCAATATTTAAACTGACAATCAAAGAAGATGAAACGGCGGTGCAAGAGGTCAACGCTGTTGCCTTAGTGGATATACCTGCAATCGGTGAAAACTTCTTTGCATTTAGCAAACAGATATTTGTTGAGCCGGGCGAAGCGGAAACGAAAGAAGAGTTCATTCCGCGTTGCATTGAATACGTTGTAAACGAAGGAAAGGATAACGAACAAGCGATTGCTATCTGTAATTCAATGTGGGATAATAGAAATATGCAGGAACAGGATATGCAGGAAACTTATTCCGATTATCCAAAGGCTGCATCCGAAAATGCAAAGGTTGCTTTGAGGTGGGCGGATGAAAACGGATGGGGGTCGTGTGGCACTCCTGTAGGTAAGGCACGTGCTAACCAACTGGCAAACGGTGAGCCGATCAGTCGCGATACTATTGCCCGAATGGCTGCATTTGAAAGGCACAGGCAAAACAGTCAAAAGGAATTAGGGGACGGATGCGGGCGGCTTATGTGGTTAGCGTGGGGCGGTGATGCTGGCATAGAGTGGGCGCAAAGAAAATTAGAGCAAATAGATAAAGAAAAGAAGTTTAGCTTCTCAGTAGTGAATGAAGATGAACGTATCGTTGTCGGCCCTGCAATGGTGCCGGATATGAAAATATACAGGCGCGATGAGACAGGTGAATATTTTGTCTTTTTTGATCGCAAAACTATTGAAACAATTGCACTCAAGTTTTATGCAAAAGGCTTTCAGCAAAGCGCAAACGAAATGCATATGAAACCGATAGAAGGTGTTACATTCTTTCAGTCTTGGATTGCAGACGAAAGCAAAGGCATCCCAAAGATGAAGCAGTTTGAGGACTTACCGGATGGAACTTGGTTTCTAGGTGCAAAGGTCAATAATGATGAAACGTGGGCGAAGGTAAAAGACGGCACGTTCAGAGGCTTCTCAGTTGAAGGTATGTTCGACATGACTGAAATAAAGATGCGCAAAAGTGCGGATGAAATAATTAACAGGCTTCGCGATATGCTTAAAGACTTTTAGGTGTGTTTTTAGGTTAAGGTTTACACGGCTGCTTGTTTCTACAGGCGGCCTTCTTTTTGCGTATATATCAATATGAAAATCTTAACACTAACACAAAAGTTCAGCGGCTGCGGTTATCACAGATTGATGCTTCCTATCTCATTCATGGAAAAAGATTATGGCAGGATTACTGATAATATGACTGAAGAGCAATGGCAGGAAAACAAGTACGATATTGTTTACATAAATCGCACCTGGGATAATGAAGATCTAATTGAAAGGCGCAAAGAACACGGCTTTAAATTAGTTGTCGATGTGGATGATTATTGGCATTTAAGTCACGATCATTTGATGTATGAAGGATACAACGCTTCGAATTTTGCGGCACGTTTGATTCATCATATGAGAGAAGCTGACTTAGTTACCTGCACACACGAAAGGCTTGCAGACGCTATCTATCCACATAATAAAAATATTGTGATATTACCGAATGCCATTCCGTACGGGCAGTCTCAGTTTGACGGTGAGCGTGTAAAGACAGACGGAGTGAAGCTATTTTGGGCGGGTGGCATAACACACGAACCTGATCTTAAATTATTGCAGGGTGTGATGTACGAATTAGATAAGCACGTTAAAGGTGTTCATATGGTAATGGGTGGGTATGCAGACGCAAACGATACTGAACTATACTATTGGTCACGTATGGCATCCTATTTTACCAACGATAAAAAGTTACCCTATACAATTATTCGAGGGATGGATGTTTTTGAGTATTACAATATGTTTAGGCACGCTGATGTTATGCTAATCCCTTTGGTGAAAAACAATTTCAATGCTTACAAGTCGAATATTAAAATACTTGAAGCTGCCGGTAAGGCGGTTCCTGTGGTCTGCTCAAATGTTCATCCCTACATAGGCTTTCCTGCAGATGTGGTAAACTACGCAAAGGATCGCAAAGAATGGCTAAGGCATATCAAACGGCTAACAGAAAGCGAAGATCTAAGATATGAACAGGGCGCTGCTTTGCATCAATATTGCGCGAAGCATTACAATTTTTCCGACATAAACGAAAAGCGCCGAAACGCTTTCCTGTCTTTACTTTCATTGTAAAATGTCCGATTTTTTACATCCTTAGTATTTAGGTGTATGAAGAATCCGATTGAATTATTGCAAGAAGTTAAAAAGCTTGTTTTTCAGGAAGAAACAATGCCAGCTCCGTCTTACTCTTTAGAGGACGGCACAAAAATCATGATTGACAAATTAGAGGTTGGCGGTGTTGTAACCCTTGAGGACGGCACACCTGCTCCTGCCGGTGAACATACCCTTGCTGATGGCAGCAAAGTTGTTTTGGCAGAAGGCGGTGTTATCGCTGAGATTATGCCGAAAGAAGTTGAAGAGCCAAAAGTAGAGATTGAGGTTGAAAGCAAAAAAGATGAAGAGGAAATGAAAAAGAAGATCGCTGAAATGGAAGGTAGGTTTTCAGCTTATGACGCTTCTTTTTCTGCTTTAAAATCTGATTACGAAGGTCTCAAAGCCGCATTTGGTAAGCAAAGCGAAGCAATGCAAGGTCTGATTAACCTGGTGGAAACATTGGTTAACGTTCCTTCACAAGCGCCTGCAGAAGTTCCTAACAACTTTAAAAAACATTCTGCTTCTACAAAAGAAGATAAAATCCGTTCTTATTCACAATTCGTTTCACAATTTAAAAAATAAAATCAAATGGCTTTTTTAGTTACAGGCCTTACGGCTTACACAGAACAAAATGAGCAAATGCTCGTTACTGCTTCGCTGTTTGAGGCTCGTACTCAACAGCTAATCCTTTCCGAAGGTAACGTTATGACTGGTGTAAAATCCAGCGAAACCGTTAACCGTATGGACACGGATGTATTCTTTCAAGATGATAACGCTTGTAGTTTCACAGCTTCCGGAACGACCGAATTCACCCAGAGAACGCTTAGCACAGCAGGTATCCGCGTGCAGGAGATCCTTTGTCAGAAAGATCTTGAGTCGAAGTATCTCCAGAAGGCGTTACCAAACGGGACTACTTATGATACATTTGCTTTTGCTCAAGAATACACAGCACGCAAAGCTGGTAAGATTGCGGAGGCTTTAGAGGTTGCATTGTGGCAAGCTACAGGCACAGGTTACGGCGGAACTAACGGACTTTTAAATAAGTTCAAAGGTATTGGTCAAATCGTTGCTGATGCTTCTACTGCTGTAGTAAATGCAAACGTAACAGGCTTTTACGGATCGGGCGCACCTATCACAGGCATAGATACTGCAGACAAAGCTAAGGCTGCTGTTCTTGCAGTTATCAAAGCTCTTCCTGCAGGTGTTAAAGGAAAGACGGATGTTCGCATCTTTTGTGGATGGGATACTTTCGATCTGCTTATTGCAAAGTATGTTGATCTGAATTTGTATCACTACAATCCCGGAAGTGCAAACAACGCACCTGCTGCTGAATTCACAGTACCAGGTACTTCTTACAAAGTTGTTCCTGTTCATGGTTTGACTGGTACTGATGATATCTACGCTTTCAGAATGAGCAATATCTTCTTAGGGGTTGATCTTATCAACGAAGAATCATCTTCTTTTGAGCTTTGGTATAGCCAAGATGATCGCAACATTAAGTTCTCAAGTTCATTCCGCGTAGGAATTCAATTCGCCTTCCCTGACGAAATTGTCAAGTTCTTAGCGTAATTAATTAATAACTAAGGGAGGTGAAATATCCTCCCTTTTTAAAAACATATAACCATGCCGTGTGCGTTGACCCAGGGATACTCATTAGACTGTAAGGACTCAGCTGGAGGAATCACAGAAGTATTCTTTATTGAAAAAGCAAACGTTTCATCTATCGCTGCAAATGCTTCAGGTGTTATCACCGGAATAACTAAGGCAAGCGGTAAGCGTTTCTGGAAATATGAACTGCCAAAAGAAACAGGCAACTTCACTCACAATCCGCAAGTATCTGCTGAAAACGGAACTTTGTTTTTCGAGCAAAACTTAACAATTGTAGTAAACAAACTTTCAGCAGCTGTAAATACTGAATTGAAATTGTTAGCACAAAACATTGTGATTGCAGTTGTTAAGGATAACAATAATAAGTTTTGGATGCTAGGTAAAGAAAGAGGTTTGGATATGGGTGCATCTGAAAGCGGAAGCGGAACAGCATTCGGAGATCGTAGCGGATACACTCTGAATTTTATGGGTAAAGAGCCGGATCTACTTTATGAAGTGAACAGCTCTGTAGCGGCTGCCCTTGAAACTGCCGGTTAATAAGTGATGTAAGATAAGCAAAGCGCCTGCCTGCAAATAGGCGGGCGTTTTTTGTTTACACGTATTTATACAAAGATGATCAA